GCATCCGGGGCGGCCAGCAGGTACACCACCTTCACCGGGGACGGCAACTTGGCCGCCGCCAGCGATACCCCGCAGTAAAAGCCGACCCCAACCAGCACCGACAGCGCGAACAGGGCCCACACTCGCCCCAGCGAACGCAGCACCCCCAGGGCACCAAGCGCCGCCACCTTGCCCAACTCCAACCACATCCCGCGGCGGTCGCCTTTGCGCCACGCATCCCGAACGGTTTCCATCATCATCACCTTACCCCCGCATTACCCATCACAATCCCGGCCAGCGACTCACGAAAGAGCGCGGGCCCCGCCTTGGCCATGTCGTACAGGGGCGCGTTGCGCTCCTGCCTGACTGGCTGGATCCCTGCCGAGCGCAGCCGCTTGCGCACCGTGTCCCGGCTCAGGTCAAACATGTCAGCCATCTGGCTGATATTGAGATACCGCATCGCCATTTCCCCCATCAAAAGATCACCGGATCGGCAGCCTGCACCCCACACCGGAAGCGGGATTCGTCAGCCACCTGCCTAGACCGCTGACGACGCATAGGGATCCCGAAAAACTGCCGAACCCCGCGAGCCTGCCGCCCGTGGAGTGCGTTTCGGCCCCCAGGGTCCCCCGGCTTTCCGCGCCGCCGCGTCTCGGTCGCCGCGCCACCGACACACACAAACCCTTTATTATCAGCCACTTGCCACACTGACACCGCCACACACCCGCCGCCGCGCCGTGCGCCACACCGACCGAAACAGCCGCCGACGGCGACCGGTTCAAATGCACTTTTCACTTGCTTGATTCCTCCTTTAGCGTGGGTCCTGTAATTTGCCCTCATGCCGCGGCCTCGCTGGTCTGGTCTGCTGGCGTGTTTTTTCTCGATCTCGTTTCCGTCTCGGTCTCGATGGTGAGCCCCTGAAGGATCAGCCAATCGTGATAACGGGTCAGCGCCTCCCGCTTCTGGACAGCCATCGCCGTGTGGATGTAGGTGGCGTCCAAGTCCTTGAGCGTGTGATTCAGCAACAGCTCCCCGACGATGTAATCCACGCCGAGATCTGCCCACACAGTCCGCGCCAATTTCCGCAAATCGTGAGAGGTCCACGCCTTTTCACTGATCACCTGAAACAACTCATTGGCTTTCGTTTTACCGATTGGCCTTCCGGGCTTTGCTCCAGGGAACAGCCAGACACTAGAGACCCCGCGGCGGGACTGGCTGGCTTGGTATGCCTTCAACGCCTGCACCGCGGCCGACGACAGCGGGATCTGGTGCTCTCGCTTGTTCTTGGTGAACCGGCCCGGGATCGTTAACGTGCTGCCGCGCCAATCAATCCAGTCCCATCGGTGATGCCGTGTTTCGCCGACCCGCGTCCCGTGCAACAACATCAAGAGCGGGATCAACCGCTCAGGACCTTGGCAAGCAGGCAAGCGCCCCATGAAGTCCGTCAGGCGCTCGACACGCAACGACGGGTCCTTGGGCTTGATGCGGGCCTGAATGAAGTCGCTGAACACCCAGGGGGCCAACGGGTTCGACTCGATACGCTTTAGCCGGTACGCCTGCTTGAATGCCGCCTTCAGCACCCCGAACACGGACTTCACGAACGACAGGGAATAGGTCGATTGCATGGGCCAAATCAGCTTTTCATCAAGCAGGGTTCGGCCTTCTTTCTCACTGCTAAACGCCCCCAGTGGAACATCAGACAGCACCGGCAAAAGCTGCCGATTGATGGCGCTCTTGACCGAACTCCGCCGACTGGATGACACGTTGGCGTTATCACCTGACCGGTCCCGATACCAACACAGCAAATCGCCCACCGTTGCCCAGGTGGACACCGCCAGATTGTCCGACGCGGGATCAACAGCCAGTTGCCCCTTGATTTCCGGCAGCCGTGCAAACAGGACCTTGGTGGTCATGTCTGGAAATGCCCCGACCTTTTTCCAGCGTTCCCGGCCGCCTTGATAGTGCCGCAGGTGAAAAGAGCCCCGATCCCGGTCCTTGTGGAACCGGAACAACAACGAGAAACGAGGGTCTTTGATCTGCCTGACGCTGGGGTCTTGGCTATGCCGCCGAATGACGGCATCTGACAAGGCGGTGATGATTGTGGCGGTCATGGCCTCCACTCCTGTGATAGCCCGCCTCGGGCTTTGCGTTAAATCGTTATTTCGTTAAATCGTCCAGCTTGATACGGTCGCCGGGGATCAGGCTTTCACGCTCTCGTGTTCTGTCCTTCAGGGCCTCTAGGGCGCGTTCCAGGTGCATGATGGCCGTTTCGTTATAGGCGTTTTCATAGGGCCCAGATTGAAACATCTTCAGCCGGTCATGGCAGATGGCGATCAACGCCTCGATGGTTACGCCGTTTCGCCCAACGCTGGCAGGGTGGCCATGCTGGAACCGAATCACCCCCAGCGCCTGATCAACCTCCAGCGCATCAGACCCCGGCTTGGCAGTCACAACAGAATAGTGATGCGGGCCACCGAACCCGCAGGCAGTGGCCGCACTGGCGGAGGATTGGAAAATCCGAACGTTGGCTTCATCACCGACGTGGTGGGTTGTCACTTCCCGAACTCTCAACATGATCACCCCTTACTGAATGGTTTCGCTTCTGCCATGCTCGACCACATCGTGAGCCGAGAGTGACACCGCCAGCATTTTTTGAATCGCCAACAGCACATCAACTTTCGATTGGCACCGGCATTCGTTGACATAATTTTCAAGGTGCTTTTTAGCCAACACCTCGGCTTCTAATTCACTGACAAAATTAGCCATCAGGTTCCCCTTAACTTTCCGCAGCCACGGGAGGGTATTTCGCCTCGTAGGTATCCTCTCCATACGCCTCCCACGCATACGTAACAGGAATTGCGCCGCGGGTGCCTTCACTGACGAAGTGATACCAGTAGTTACGCTCCCCCGTAGAGTCAGGCGTAACCTTCGCCCAACGTTGCTCAGGGACGCTTAGAGGCCAGTCATATCCAGCCTCTCGCACAGCTTTCATAAAAGTGTGAATGTCGTGATGACCGCGAGACATGACGATGTATTCATCCCCGCCAACGTTTTGAATATCGAGTGGATATACCTTTTTCCTCACAGTCGCGTTTCCTTTATTAGTTGGGCTTTCGCTCATAAATAACGCCGGGGGCCAGAATGCACTGGCTTTCAGTAAGCTGTTGCAAGTCAAAGCCACCATTGCCATTCTCTTCGGCTATACGTTTAAATTCGTAACGATGGCCACGCTCATCAATAAACCATCTTGGCATTCGTCTTCCTGCCACAATTGCCGACAGCGGGCCATGCTCAACCACCCTCATCAGCGCCCCCCGCCGACTGTCTGCAACGGCCTTCCCCACAGGCATCCGGGGCCATCTTCAGTGTCAAAAATCCCGAGAATGAACCACCCATCACCGGCCGGTGGGGATGGCTCCCACTCGCTCATATCGGGATCACCCATTTCGAAATATCGTTCGGTCAGTTCTTCGGGAGCATCTGACTCCATAGAAACCCACTCGCACCGGACCCCCTTAGAGGCCATCAGCGCGGTGAAGTCTTTCCATGTCATTTCATCCATACCGATCAAGGCTGGATGAAGCCACATTCCATACTCATCACGGTCAACGTGGACCGGCACCAGTTCAACAACCATCACCCCATCCCCTCCAGTTCTTGAATGATCACTTCCCGCGCTTCAGCAAGACGGCGCTTGTATGTCCGCAGGCTCATCCCTAGGGCGTGAGCCATGTCGATCTGTAGCAGGCCGGACGGGTCGAAATTCACCAACCCTCGGCGCTGTGAAACCCGAAACCAACCGGCACGGCATTCCAGCCGCAACACGTCAGCCCGGTCCTGATTCTCGGAGGCCATTTTCATCACAGCCGCCTCGATACGGGCTTCTATGGTGTCCATAGGCGCAGAGCCCCCGCCACTGCCGAACGTGATCAACCCCTTACCGTCGATCATCTTGGCCAGCATTGAGGCCCCAGCGCCCGGAACAACGCCCCCGGAATGACACCAACGCGCCCAGGCTTCCAACAGGTCGTCGAGGTCATTTCGGCGGCGGCGTCCCATACACTTCCTTTCTGCAACCATCACGCTCCGGCCGCCCATTGGTTAAACTCATGCACCAAACCGGCCCACTTCCTCGCGGCCTCTTTGTTCGTGTTCAGTTCCCGGCGGCTTTGCACACCACACAACCGGCGAACAACCTCAGCCGCCGCCGCGGCGTCTGGCACCTCTCTCCCGCACTTCCCCGCCAGAAAGCGCAGGAAGCGGGCTTTCTGACAGAAAATCGCTGCACCCCTTGTGAAATCCATGCACACCCCCTTTACGCAGCCTTGGGGTTATAACGGATCATCGTTTCGGATAGCGCCTCTACCGGGTCCAGATAGTGGCGGACCCCGCCAGCGCGTGGCGTTACCATCAGATCATCGCGCTGAATGGCAATCTCACTGGATGGGACCCCCTCAACGTGCCAAAGCTGACCACCAAGAGCGCGGATATAGTCCGCCTCTTCCCATGTTTTGACGTGAGTCAGCACAAGACCGCGATCCCGCTCCTTGCCGTGGTCAAACTTCAAGACCACATCACGCAGCAAATCCGCCCGTAGGCGGCCACTTTTTGGGACCCGCATGGCATACGCCACAAGCCGAGCCCGACCAACCCCGACAACCGCTTGCGCCACCTCTTCACGACGGCGTTCACAACCGCCGACCAGCCCGATAATCAACATCTTTCCCCCTACACCTCACCCGCCACCCGGGCAGATGCCAGGGGGCCATAAATGCCGTTGTAATCGACCTCGCCGCGGGACTTGGACACGATATTCAGCGACGACGAAAGCCGCGGGGCCTTCTCCTTCCGATACCAGGAATAAACCGTTCTCGGCTTTTCCTTCAGAAGCTCGGCCGCCTTCTCGATCCCGCCCACACTGTCAATCCAGGTGTTCAAATCCACGTATTGAAGCCCTTACTAACACACTAATAAAAAAATTACACGTTATGTGTAATTTTAGGCGACAAAACAGGGGTTTTACAAGGCTTTGTTTTGCTGATTTAACACGCTAAGTGTATAGTTGATCAGAATAACAAACGGATGCAGCTAACAGCCTCCTACGAGGCCGCCGCTAACCCGCCTCGTTAACATGGGAAACATGATGTCGGACATTAAAAATGTGCAAGCGAACCGGCTAAGACACTGCCGCGGCGTCAAAGGCTGGACTCTCGAAGAAACAGGAAAGCGCCTCGGCGTTACAGGCTCCCGATATTCCAATTGGGAGCAAGCCTTACGCTCGCCGAAATATGAGCAGATGATCGCCCTCGCCGAACTATTCGGGACCACCCCCGCATGGCTGGCCGGGTTCACAGACCACGAAGGCAACAACGCCAGCGCAATGGATTATGTGACCCTAGACCAAAGCGCCATTTCCGTGGGCGGCGAAATATTGAACATCGACAATGTGGCCAATCGGTCAGCCCTCCATATTGACCACGTCAAGGCTAGGGGTCTGAATGAAAATAAGCTGACCGCCATCATCGCCCAGGGCGATAGCATGGACCCCCTAATCCAGGACGGCGCGGAAGTGCTGATCGACCGTAGCCGGACAACCGTCAGCACTGCCGATCTTTTCGCCATTTTGGTGAACGGTCAGATTTGGATCAGGTGGATAAGGCCAGAACTGGACGGCTCGTTCACCGTCGCCGCCGAAGACTCAGCGCACTACCCAGACCAGAAGCTGAACGCCGAGCAACTGGCGGGCCTGAAGATAGTCGGCCGAATAGCCAGAATCACCCACGACAGATAAGACAAGCGCGGCCAATGCCGTGTTTTTCTGTTTGTTGGTTTTACACTAAAAGTGTAAGATTCCACAAATAAGCACACCACCAACACGAAAAGGGTTAATCATGCGGAATCTAGCAGTATTGGGCGGAGCACCTGAAGGGGAAGTCATCCCACTACCCATCACCAAGAAGGTGGCCATCTATACCAATTTGCGGCAATCGGCGGCGATGGCCTCCGGTCTGGAGGCGCTGGCCGTTCGCGCCCTCGAATGCGGCGAAGCAACAGACAAAGACCTAGAGGACATCGCCGACCTTTCCGCACGGCTAAAAGAAGATTTGAACCGCGCCGCCCTCGTTATCTCTCAACTTGCCGACAACAACTAACGCTCTATCAAGGACGGATAGAATGACAATGGAAATCACAGGCGAAGATGTCATCGGGCTATCAGGTCAGCAACTCACCGCCCCCGAATTACGTGTTCTTGTCGGCCTAGCAGACGGCGAAACCCCCTCCCAAATATCACAGGCCGTGCAGGTCCCCGCCTCATCGCTTCGACATATCGAAGCATCAATCCAGGCAAAGCTGGGAGCAAAGACAAAGCCCCACATGATCGCCAGAGGGTTTACGCTCGGCGTTCTCATCCCTCGCGCCCTCTGCCTAATGCTGGCCATTCTGGCCACGTTCGAAGTTGACGACGACGCCCTTCGCGTTCGCCGCCCCTATCGCACCAAGACCGGCACAAGTTACGTCCGCGTCATTCGCCCAGCCAGCGCAGGCGGAAAGGACTTCGCCTAACCCCTCCCCGGGCGGCCTTGCCGCCTCTCCCTTCTTGCATTCGTTAATTCATTATTTCTTTATTTCGTTTTTTCTTGCCATCTTCCCGACCTGTCATTATCCTTATTCATGCGTTAACGAATTAACGATTTAACTACTTAACGAAGGGGATACACCAATGGGATACAAGATCGGCGTGGTCTCACAAAAGGGCGGCGTAGGGAAAAGCACCCTTGCCCGTTCGACGGCATCAACCTACGCGGCCGCAGGCTGGAACGTGAAGATCGCAGACCTAGACATAAACCAGAGCACCAGCTTTTCATGGCTGCAACGCCGCCTCAAATCAGGCATCACCCCCGTGGTAAACGTCGAGTGTTTCGGCACTCTCTCTCAGGCGCTCCGCGTGGCAGATGCTTACGACCTTATGATTTTCGATGGCGCACCACATGCAACAAAGGCCACCGTTGAGATCGCCAAGGTTTCCGACTTGGTGGTCCTCCCCACGGGCCTATCATTGGACGACATGGAACCAACCGTCATCCTGGCCAACGCACTCGCTGACAAGCACGGAATAGAGCCCGGCAAGATCTGCTTTGCGCTGTGTCGAGCGGGGAACAGCGATAAGGAGCTGGAAGAAGCGCGGGAATATTTATCCGCCACACCGTTCCACTTACTTGATGGTGTCATGTTCGAAAAGACCGCATTCCGCCGGGCTCACGACTCAGGTTTGGCCGCCATCGAGACGCCATACAAAGGCCCGCGGGAGCAAGCCGACCAGTTGATCCAGTCGATTATCAACCGGCTCCAGTCCGAACAATAACGAATTAACTAAATAACGAATTAACGAGGTAACGAAGATATGGCAAACGTACCGCCACCACCCGGTAAAGGTAAGGGCAAAGGAACACCACCGGCCAGCACCGCTGCCGCTCACGTTGTCGGCAATAACACGACCAAACCAGAGGCGGGCGAACTGGTCCCGATGAACTTCAAAGTGGATGCCGAACTAAGGAAGGATTTCAAGATGTTTGCCGCCATGCACGATATGAGCATGGTCGATTTACTGAAGGAAGCGTTCGCTCTCTACAAAGAGCACAAGGGCGGTTAATGCTCTGAAGGGTTCGGTCGGCTGGCTCTCTCACCTTCCAGCCGACCGGACACAATTAACACCAATGGGATCGAGGGATAATTATGTCTGACAAGGATTATAAGGCAATCAGCCGCACACGGATAATTGAATTTCCGCTTCTGCCAGCCGACACCAGGGAGCAATTTATATCACGCTGCCCTGACTATATGCGGACAGCATTACAGAAGCTGCTGAAAAAATAACAGAGGCCCCCATCGAGGGGCCTTACTCTTTGCCCTTCGACCACCCCAACATGTTGATGCACACGATCCCCTGTTGATATGCCTCCTTGTTCACCGCGCCACCCTTGGCCACCAATTCATTGATGCACTGGGCCAGCTCGGTGGCTTTCGGCTTCAACTCGGCCACGGGCTCCTTGAACACCAGGAGATCATCAGCCTGAATCCGCTTCAACCAGATCCCCGCAGTCCCTACCTGCTGGACAGGGGTCGCGCCATTCCATTTATCTTGTGATACATCCCCCATAAAACCATCTTGCAACCATGCCTCAGCAGGATCACCGCACCCGGTCAGCGCCAGGGCAACCGCAAGAACTCCGAACGCTCTCTTCATTGGTCTAACGTCTCCATTGTTGTTTTTGTGACAGGTCACAGGTGGCGATATAACGTAGACCGGGAAACCCCCAGGTGTTTTGCCACCTCCGACACTGTAACCCCTTCCCCTGCCAGCATTGCCCGCGCCAGCTTCAACTGTTGAGGCGTAATAGCAGGCGGACGGCCACCCTTGCGACCACGGGCCCGGGCCGCACTCAGGCCCGCACGGGTTCGCTCAGAAATCAGATTCCGCTCGAACTCGGCCAGCATGGCGAAGAAGTGGATCATCATTTTACCTGTTGCGGTGGTGGTGTCGATTTGCTCATGGAGCGAAACCAGCTCGACCCCCTTCAGCCTGAACACCTCGATCAACTCCAACAGATGGCGCAGAGACCGCCCCAGACGGTCCAGACGCCACACAACAACGGTATCCCCTGCCCTCACCTTATCAAGCAACCTGGAAAGCTCAGGACGGGCCACAGCGGTCCCGCTGACCGTCTCGGCCAGTACCTCATCACAACCCGCCCGCTCCAGGGCATCGAGTTGATGGGCCAGCTCTTGATCTGACGTGCTCACCCTCGCATAACCAAAACGCACAACAACCCCCTTTTGAGACACCATTTCGAAACATAGTTAAACGGACAGGGTTTTGAGACAAGAGGGAGACAAAAAAGGACCGCCAACTGTCGTTTTCAGAAGGCGACTGCACGAAATATCAGGAGTCGGCTGCACTGCCAGAACTGGCCGCCTGCAAGGCAGCGTAGAGAGCGGTTTTTCCTACCTTGAGGCGTGCGGCGGCCTCGCGGACATTCAAGCCGTTGGCGACAAGCTCCCGCGCTCGTTGCAACTTGTCGGCAGTGACAACCGGCTTGCGTCCGCCTTTGCGCCCGCGTGCGGCGGCAGCGGTCAACCCGGCCTTGGTGCGCTCGCGGATCAGGTCGCGCTCGAACTGGCCCAGCGCACCGAACACATGGAAGATGAGCCGTCCGCCCGGCGTGGTGGTGTCGATGTTTTCAGTCAACGAGCGGAAGCCGACGCCCCGTGCTTCCAGCTTGCCGACCGTCTCAATCAGGTGCGGCAGGGAGCGGCCAAGCCGATCCAGCCGCCAGACGACCAGCACATCGCCATCGCGCAGATAAGCCAGCGCATCGGCCAAGCCGGGCCGGTCTGCCTTGGCCCCGGATGCCGTGTCCTCGAAAACCCGTTCGCAGCCTGCATTGCGCAGCGCATCCGTCTGCAAGGCGGTGTCCTGTTCCGCCGTCGATACCCGCGCATAGCCGATGAGTGCCATTTCCGCCCATTTGTCCGTTATACCGTCCGCCTATCTTATTGTCCGTCATCCCGTTGCGCAAGATGTTTTCGGACAGGCGTCCGGTTTGGCCGCCTAATGATCGTTTGGCGGACAAGGCGACTGGCATCAGCCGAACAGCTCGCTATGGGAGCCAAGCCGCGCCAGTCGCAGGGTGTCGGCGTCGGACTTGCGGTAGATCAGCAGCAGGTCGGGCTTGATGTGGCATTCGCGGTAGCCCGCCCAATCGCCGGAAAGATCGTGGTCGCGGTATCGCACATCCAGGGGCTGATCGGTCGCCAGCGCGACCAGAACCGGCTTGAGGTCATCATTCGTGCAGCGGACTCCTGATACTGTTCGTTCAATAGACGACTGCACAACAGCCTTCAAACCGCGTTGTCTGGTGCAGTCGTCTTCTGAAAATGACACCAACCAGGGCGGCCCCACATGACCCAAAAACGGCCGTTTTTGAACAGCTAGTCCCCTGCCTCACGCAAACGTAAAACCACCTCTTTCAACACTGGGTGAGCCTCTGGCGGCAAGTCAGGCAACAACCCCTCAACCCTATCAGCAAGGTCCGCATTGCTCAGAACAATCAAACTCCCGGGCGGCATCCCTCCGATGCTATCGAGATCCATCACTGGCATGGCGAACACCTCCAACACCGATCACCATTTTCAAGATAGCCGGACATCAAAAAGCCCGCTGATGCGGGCTTCTGTTTTCTGCCGTTTTTCCTCGACAATTACGGCCAGCGCGGTGATGCCAGCCAGAGACTAATAACCTCGCGTTGCCCTTTATCCAACACTGCCGCCGCCTCGATTAGGTCGAATCCCATATCATTGCGGCCCAGCCAGACCCCTACGAAGAACCGGCACATAACCGCCTCCCCGTGAGACGCAGCAGCGATGTAGCGTTCAACCGCTTCCAGGGAGACGCTTTTATCTTCCCAATCCCACAGCCCTTTAAGTTGCGGAGCGTAACGCTCCAACCACATACGGAAACGGATTTGCGATTCGCTCAATGCCATGATTTTTCCTCGATCAGCTAACACCGCTCGGCGATCCGAAGGTTATCTTCAAAATCATCCTTAAACCTAGCCAGCACCAGGGGGAACGAATTGTTTACTAGAAGAATCGGATCTTCGCCATCTTCCGTCACGACATTAGTGGGCAGTAGCGAGACCAAAATGGCCCACGCATGATCTAACATCCATTGTCGCTTTCCGTGTACCGGCTCCGCTGCGAGTTCAGTCAACTTCGCCGCGGCTGCCAAAGCTTCGCCTATGGCTTTGGGGCTTGGCGTTAGCCCTTCATCAGCGACGGCAGCCATATACGTCTGATTCACTGTCATGATTGCCGCCGCGGCAAAGATGCGATCCCGTTGCGCGGTGGCCTCGGCCACCATGTTATTTATCGTTGTCATACCATTCCCTTTTCACTATTTAACATATTCTTTTCAGTCACGCAGAAGTGACGGCGTCACCGACGCGGGCTGAATAGATAGCCTCGGCTCTCTTTCGCCCCTCATCTGTCAGCGAGAAAGCCAGCTTCAACGACTCAGACCGGTACTTCTGCAACAGACCGTGATCGACAAGGGTATGGCAGGACGCCCGGAAGTTAGCCGGAAAAACTTCGGCAGATCGAGAAGCGTTGATCATCTTCAGCAGCCTTACCCCGGGAACAGGACCGGCGGCCCCTCTTGCCTCGATGGCAAACAACACAAAGAGCAGGTCCTTTTGAATTGCTGAAACTCTCATATAGCCCCTTAATCATGCTTGATATGATTAAGGTATCATCACCCCTCTTGATGGTAAAGCTAATTCATGCCAGAAATGATTAAGTGTTATTGAAGCAGCGGGCGGCGCTATAAGGAATTTCATGGGCGGCCCTAGTGGTTGCCTGTCTTTTTCTTTTGATGCCCTTAGCGGCGATGTGGTGGCCGTGTGACTCAGGATTCAAGGCCACCTCCACCCCCCACCCTGCTAAGCGTCTTTTTCTTTAAGGCCACTGTTGTGTGACGCACCACTGAAGTTTGTCGGCCCCCTTGTGGGGCATGGCTGGTTCAAGCTGGGGTTTTTGGTATGGGGTGTGGGGGCGTGCCCCCACGAAGGGGTTATCATGCTGACCGGCGGGCGGCTTGCCGCCCTGCAAGGTCAGGCATTCTCGCCTTTACTCTGGCGGCGGCCAGCTTGCTGGCCTGCATAGCCAGGCATTCTTAGGATGCTTCGAGCGTAGAGAGAACATCCAGATCATATTTTTTATTCATAAAGAAAGAGCATATCTACAGTAAGCAGTTAATTTTTATTGGATTTACCTAAATTTTATTTGAAATCACTTAATTTTTTTCATTCAAGAGTTATCCACAGAAACAGGGGGAGTTATCGGGCGGCGGTGGCCAGGAATTGAGGCAAAAAGGGGAGGCTTGGGGGATCTTGGCGTGAGCGGGGCCAAAACCCCGCAGGATAGGCAAACGAGGACAGCACAGGCCCCCACAGGGGTCTGTGCCTAATAGTGTTCAAGGCTTGTTGTGGCGCTACTGTTTCAGCTTTAGCCAGTCATCGAAGGGCGGGTACTTGGCCCGGACCTGACTCATCACCCACGATTCAGGCTTGCCGGAATGCTCGGCCAGCAGCTCGGCCGCATACTTGGCCATGTCCAGGTTGTACTGGCGTTGCTGCTCCCGGCGCTCATTGCTATCAGGCAAAGAGATCGAGCGGGCTGGCTGACGGGTGTTAGTCTTGATGCCCACTTTCCCCTGGGCATCACGCAAATGGCGATTTGCGATCTCGGCGTCCCGCGTTTCCGGGAACTGCTCGGCGAACTCCGCCCGCGCACCCGACAATTTACGAGAACACCACGTCCTAAACTTCTTCAGCGCCTCATATCCCACGCGGCCGATAGCAACGAGGAAGTGCATGTTCAGATTTTTAACTGCTGGGCGAGCACGTTTAGAGCCGTCTTCCCGCTCTTCATATTGACGGTGAACTTCGAAAGCACCGGCAATCTTGAGACGCCGAAAGGCTCTCCAGAACCGTTGCGATGGGCGCACTTCATCGGGGGTCGATGCTGGGTCAAGCAGACCGGCAACCGTGGCGATTTCCGCACACGACCGAGGAACAAAACCGCCATTCGGCAGTGGCGTCCCAACACGCAGGGTCGAAAACTCAGTCAAATGGATGATCGCCCCCATGACCAACGCTTCCGCCTCACGGGCTTCAGAGCGATTCAGGCGCGGATTGCCGTCGGCGTTTCGCTTACCGTTCAAGTTAGCCAACGTCGGCAGGAGTTCGGGGCGTGAATAGTAGGCGCGGATCCCGTCCAGGAGCTTCCGCATCACGTGCGGAATGTCCTTCTTGGTTTCCGGCGGGGTGAAGAGATCCCACGCGGGATTATCTGGGTTATGGCCACAGCGATTACCGCTGCCCAAGAATTTCCCCGGGTGCGGGTAACGAGACCGCCCCCACATGTATGGGGTTTCGATAGCACTGTCCATCTTGTTCCTTTGCTCATGGCAAAGGCTTGCTTACGTGATGGCCAGCTAGTACACTTACCCTTGCGTGGGGAGTAAGCCTTTTAGTGCTGACCTTCTTCGAAAAGCCCGAGGCGCCAACCTCGGGTTTTTCAATTTGTAAGCCTGCCTGATTAAATTCGATTCATTCTTCCCGTTTTAGGGACCTCAGCCCCCATTTACCCGGCTAATTTACACTTTTTGTGTATCGTTAGACAAGCCTTGTTTTGTCTCGCGCAGCGAATTGATCGCCTCGCGCACCACATGCAGCGACAATCCCATTCCGGGATGGCTCTGATCATCGCCATCCACCGAAAGACACAGCCACTCTACGTAGGCGTGTATCTGCTCGATGGTATCACCTTTGTTTTCCCTGATTAAAGGGTTTCCCGTTTTGCTCATTCCGATTCCTTACAACTTGATCATTCCCCGTGCCAAGCGTCGATCATTCTAGCGCCTGATCTCGATACTGTATATTTAAACAGTGCTTTTCACTGTGCGTTTTGTCACTCCGGCGTCACGCAACTTGCTGATGTATAAGAGACCGATCCCGATTCGATCACATGTTCAACCTCATCGACCAGCCACAACCCATTAGCCGATCTCTTGTGGTTCGATACGTTGATTTTGCCTTCGGCTACTATCGCCGGGGTTAAGGGGCGGGTGATGGATAGCGTCGCCTTACCCCGTTTCAGCTCTTTCAACTTTGCGTCGGCGGCCTTCTTGGCGGCCTCTTCATCCTTGAAATTGCGGCGGATGGAGTAGCTCGGTTCACCACTGCCCGCCTTGACCTGCACTTTCTGATTTTTCTTCTCATCGAACCAATGGGCGATCACTGACGAATAGTCATTCCGCTCCTGCACCGTTACCCGTCCGGTGCTTTCCGTTGGGTCGGAGATAGACACCTCCGGCAAGGACTGGCCGCTGACGGTCTTGGACTTCCCTTTCGGCACCACCACCAGACGATTGGCCACAGGCTTGGCCACCGCCCCATTGTCCCGAGCCAGACGAGTGAGCAAGTTCATGTCGGACTCACCCTTTTGATCGATATGACCAAAGCGCACCCCCTCCAGCTCCGGCGAAATCGCCGGTTGATAGCCGTGGGCGGCCGCAATCTTGCGCACCAGGGCACCAAACGTAATGTCGTCAAAGGTCGCATCCCGGGGGGATTTGATACTCCCCTTCATCTTGGCGGCCTTGCCGTGGATCGTCAGGGTGCTTTCCTCTAACGGCTCTTCCAGTTCGTCCACCTCATAGGTCCCCTTGTAGACCAACCCATCACGCGGACCGATATACACATCCAAGGTCGCCCCTGTGCTGGGGAACTGGACCTTATCGTCGCGGTTGTCCAGCTCAATGGTGACAGTGTCCGACTCTTCTCCCGCGGCATCCCGCACAGATAGCTTGATAAACCGATCTCGGATCAGGGCGGTGATGTCGTTCGAGTTGGCTAAGACCTTGAAATCAGCCTCTTTCATCTTTGCTTCCTTGGTCTGTTTTTGTCGTATTTAATCAAGGCAGCCATCCTAGTCCGACCAGTTATCCACTTATAGATCAGTGGGCTATAGTCAAAACCATAAATGGCTGTCAGATCTGACGGTTGACAAGATTCGCACGGGACATACTGGAGGTAACTAAATGTCCCGTGAGTACATGGACGAGCAGGATCGCGCCTACGTGCAAGCCACGAAGCGCCATTTCCGGCAGTGGATGGAACGCAACGGATGGAGCCCCGACGACTTGGCCAATATCACCAAAGTCCCGGCGACAACCATCCGGCGGTGGGTCTCACCACTCAATGATCAATTTATGCCGCTGGGTGCGGCGCATCACATTTGCCGACGGCTCGGCATAGACATCCAGGCGATACTGCTCCCCCAGGGGAGCACCACCACCGCCAGGGCGACCCGGATTTTTTTACAGCTCCCCCCAAAACACGCCGACATGATGGTCGAGCAATGGCTTCAGATAGCCAGGGCCCTCGGCGTGGATCTGGACATCGACACCAGCTAGGACCACAAAACAACGGTCGATTTATCTTCAAGCGAGGGGAGGTCCGGCAACTCGATCAACGTCCCCTCCGGCAGCACCGGCCCCACCTTGGCCAAAAATGGGTTTGCCTCCAATACCGCCTCTGTCGCGTTAGGGCGGCCCTTGTAGTAGACATGACAGATTGCATCAAGCATGTCCCCGGTCTTCGTTCTGTAGCGCACGTTACACCTCATCATCCCCATATTCAGAGATAGACAGACTCCCCTTGAACTCCAAGGCAACCCCATCCCGCATAAACATGTTTTCGTCCACGTCCAGGCGCTCAATGACCCATAACCCCAAGTCAGCACCGGACGGGATTAGCTCCCCCTGAACCATACGGGAACCGCCAGCCACCAAGCGAAGAGGCTTCCCGGCATCCGCCAGCGCCTTGATACGCTGGAAAATGGAGAGATCCTTCTTCCCTTGCGGATAGATCGAGATCTCGAACGTCTTGGAGTCAGAATCCGGCCCGTGAAACTGCTTTGCCGGTTTACGCTGATAGCGGTCCTTCTTGGCCCAGCGCCACGACATCGACGTCTTGAGGCTCTGATATTCAGCCGTGGAGACGCCGAACTGAAAGTCGCCGAGAGACATCATCACATCACCCATTGATCCCCCTAAAAAGAAAACCGCCCGGGTGGGCGGCTTCTTGGTTTCGTCATTTCGTCATTTCGTTAAATCATCAATCATAGAGGCGGCCGCGGGTGCGCTGGGCAGCAGCACGATCACGGGCGTCCATCTGTCGCCGCACCTCTTTAGCGATCTCTTCCGATGATTGCCCCGGGGCCGCGTGGATAATGATGTCGCCGTGCTCGTTGTGGATATTAGGAGCCGCGGCAACCGACGCAGCGGCAGGCACACCCGCCGCAGCCACAACCGGATAAGCCGGGGTCGCCGTCATCACAGCATCAGCACCGCGCACCGTGGGCGTCTTCACCTGCTCCGGTAGTTGCTCTGATACCTGCTTGACCCGCTGGGTCACTTCGACGCCTTTGTCTCCACTCCCGAACATGGAGTCCCACCATCCGCCCATCGTCTCCTTGATCGACATCAAGGGCTTTAGAACCGAATTGGTGAGGGTATCCATCGCAGAGGAAACCCCCTGTTTAATGCCCTCCCAGAGTGAACCGAAGAACTCAGACAGGGGGGCCCACAGCGGCCCGATAATAATCATCGGGTCAAAGCCCAACAGCCCTTTGATAAAGTCCCAAGTTGCCGCCCCCGCCACCTTGACCCACTCCCACAACGTACCGAAAAACGCCTTCAGCGGCTCCCAGTGCGTGATAATCAAGCCGAGCGGGGTCCATGCAAGCAACCCCTTGATAAACTCCCAGGCGCTGGAGAAGGCGCTTTTGATGCCTTCCCATAGCCGTCCAAAGAACGCGCCCAGCGGCTCCCAGTAGCGGATCACCAGAGCCACCACAGCGATCAGGGCAATGATGCCAGCGATCACCACGCCGATGGGGTTCGCCATCATGGCCGTATTCAGCGCCCACTGTGCGCCGGTCATCACGGCGGAACTCGCCGCCAGTGCTTTCTGGGTCCCCGCCATAAACAGCATGGCCCCGGCCGTTGCTATCGTCCTCACTCTGGCCAGCGCCATCACGATGTTGTTTCTCACCGTGGACGCCGCAAAGAAATCCATCACCTTCCGCCCAACCACCAGGGCGTCAGAGAAGTACGAGAACGCGAAGCGGCCAGCAATGGACGCCGCCTTGAAGGCGATCAGCGCCACAATGGTCCCGGCAACCACTTGCGAGAGGATTGGAAAGCGTTCGATAAAGCCGTCCAACGTCATGGCCACACCACCAATCAAGTCCGCCACGAAGATCATGGACGGGGCAAACAGCTTGCCGACCGTGGCCGTCAAGTTCTGGATCCGCTGGGTGAGTCGATTCATCCCCTCCGCGGGGCCCTGCATCTTCTTGGCCATGTCCTCGGTGGTCTTCATTCCACCGCCCAAGGTCTTGTCCATCCCGGAAATGGATTGTTTGAGATTGTCCACTTCTGGATACAGCAACTTGATCATGTCGATGGCTTCATCGGTGCCGAACGCCTTCTTCAGCTCCTGCTCCTCCAGGGCGTCGATGGTGTCGCCATACTTGCCGCGCAATTCCTCCAGGATCTCCGGCAGGGATAACAGTTGATTCTCGGCATCCAGGAACGACAGCTTCAGCTCCTTACCAGCCCCCGCAGCAGCGCCAAGGAAGGCGCTGTATTTAGTGGCCGCCTCACTGCCTGACATGGTCGCCTGTAGTTGCCCAAGGATGGACAACTGTTCGGCAAAGGGTACGTTTGCCGACGTGGCCGCCGCCCCCAGACTCGAGATCGCCGCGGCCATGTTCGGGCCGTCAGTTTTGAACGCCTTCACCGACGCCGAGATCCCCGCCGAGAAGTATTCCCCGAACTTCATGTCCCGTTCGGCGGCCGACATGGTCGCCCACCCCTCGATAACCTTCGGGGCGAACTGGTCAAACTGCTTACGGTAGATCCCGTAACCCGATGCAAACAGCGAGGTCATTTCCGCGGTGGACGACTTTGTCGCGGTCGCCGTCAACGCCGCGATCTTGGTGAACTCCCCCACGGCGGCATCTGACAGCGAAGAAATACCCGACTTGATGTCATACGACGCCTTGATGAAATCAGCCTGTGTCGTGCCTGACCATTGGTTCGAAAACTCCTTGGCCTTCGCAGTGATAGCCGCAATACCATCCGCCTCGATGCCGAGTGACCCGATCTGACCTTGTGCGGTGGCCACCTCTCCATAAACATCGACCAACTGTTTGATGCCAAAGACGGCAGCGCCCACGCCCACGGCGTCCACCGTGGCCGATACGCGCATTTCCTTGTTGCGGGCGGTGATCTCTGCCAGGGCTTTCTGGCGCTCGGCCACACCATCCAGGGCTTTCTGTTGCTCTGCCAACTGGGTGTTGTATTGGCTGGTTTGATCCCTGATCCGCTTGGTGGCCTCGTTCAACTGCTTGGTGGACACTCCAGCCGCATTCAGCTTGCCGCGAAGCTGCTCCAGCTCGGTCTGTTCGCTGGCTTGCTGGGCCTGCAAACGGCGCACCTCCCCGGTGGCCTTCTCAAACTCCCGGGTCATCTTGCGCGTAGGCTCGGCGGTTCCGGCCATTTCCTTCGCCAAGGCGTTAACCCGGTCTTGGGCTTGCTGCAAGGCGGTTTCCGTCTGACCGGCTCCGCGCTTCAATTCCCTGAAGTGCTCGATGTCCTTACTCATCGCGCCAAGTTGCGATAGCTTCTGTTCCGTCTCCTTGATGCTCTCACCCATGCGGGTGGTGGTATCCGTGACCTGCTTCACTGGTCCGGTGATCTTGTCCACCAAGCCCATGATCAGGTTTAACCGCATACTGTTATCAGCCACGCGACCCCCTTAAACGAAAAAAGGCCGGGCGACCCATCAGGATCGCCCGGCGTTTGCTTGCTCTTTTGCCCGTTCGTGACGGTCCAGAGCGATGGAGTGCCAGCGCATCAGCTCGGGCAGGCTCATCGACTCGGTTGTCTTCGCATCCCAACCGGTGAAAATCAGATACAGATCGGCCTCGAACTCCATCACATCCCGGGGGAGGCTCGTCACTCCATGAAAAAAGCGACAACCCCTTGCTGTACCGCGATCAGGTCCTTGGGACGCAGCATGTCGAACTCGTTGGCGGTGATGTTGGAAATCCGGGGGATCAGGGTGCGGTGAGCCCCGACATTCATCCGCAACACATCGAAGTTATCCAGGCCGCGCAGCTCGCCCGCGGACGGCTCACGCAACTCAACAGTGGAGATCTCGGCATCGCCGCGCTTAACCGGGCTGGAAAGGGTTACTTTCTTCATTTCGTTAATTCCTTAAATAAAACAGAAGGCGGAAAAACTGGCCCTTATTGGGCCAGTGCTTCGCGGATTTCTTTGTTGCGGTCTTTGCCGTTGACGCGGAAGCGGTTGTTCATCTTGTCGATATGGATCAGCTCGCGGCCGTCCACCTCCATTTCGAACATCTCCACCGCAATGGAAAACTTCGAGGTCGCTTCCGATTCGGGCTTGAACTCGTTGAACTCGACCCCCTTCCAGAAACCTTGCTGACGCACGACCACGGTTTTGATCTGGCCATTCACATCCAGGGCACCGCGTACCGTGAAGACCTCGTCACGGCTTTCACGACTGCCGATCAGGTCCAAGACCTTGTCGGAGTAGTCGGAGATCGTGACCTCCGATTCCAGCTTCTCCAGCTTGCCCACATCGCGCTCGATGTCGCCCGCCACACCTGACAAGGTCTGATCGATGGTCTTGGTCAAGATCTTGGGAATGCTCATCGTGTTGCACAGCCCGGCGAACGACTCGTCCTTGAAGAAGGCGTTCACGTCTACCAGGATGCTCGGTAATTTCGCCATGTTTCCCCCTTATTCGAAAATGGCTTCGTTGTAACGGTCGGTGACGTGCTGACGGAAGGTCAGGCGCTCGGCGATGTCGTAGAAGCCCAGGTCGTAATCCCAGAACACTTGCGACGTGCCGATGGCGGCGACGTTCAGTTCCTTGTCCACCCAGCACTCACCACCGGAAATCACTTCACGGGAGATCAGGCGGCGCAGCAGCTTGTTAACCCGGTTTTTCACGCCATCCACGTAAGACTTGGTGACGTTGCGGTCTACCATTTCTTGGTGGGCGTACAGGATAGAATCGCCGACGATGTAGCGGATCCGCTGGTGCGGCAGCATGGTCCCATTGGCCAGGCGGTTCCCGTACAGATACCAGCCGCCTTGCTGGTTCACGATGCAAGCCACGTTCTTGGAGTTGTAGAGGTTCGCTTTGCTGGTCGTGCTGCCGATGGCGTGATCGATGGTCTCAGACGTCCCCACGATGCCGTAAATCTTGCGGCTCGACGGCGAATGCCAATAGCCCTCTTCGTTATCCACGCGGACGATATGCCCGGCGATGGTGGCCGAGGCTTTGCGGCTGACGATGGCGTCCGCCTTGGTGTCGTGGATCTTCACCCCGCAGTTAACGAAGAAGACTTCGTCGAAGTTCTTCACCTCGTTGATCACGGCCGAGTAACCGCCTTCACCCCCATCAATGATCGGGATGGCGTTCAGCTTCTTGCTGACCTCTTCCATCGCCGCACCGACGCCAGCCAGATGGCTGAACTCGGGCGCGATGATCAGGCGCGGGCGGACCCCCAACAGCGACTCAGCAGACAACAGCGCCTTGAGGCCGGTATAAGAGCCGGTTTCGTTGTCGATGGTGCCCACCACATTGGACACCTGATCGCCCTGCTCTTGAGACTCCGCCACACGCACCACGGCAACCACAGCCCCGGTCTGGCGATAGATGTCTTCCAGAGCATTGCGCAGGGTCCCTTTGATGCCCGCCTTGGCGATCAGCTTGTCGCTATTGCACAGCACCGGCGTATTGAGCGGGAAGGTGGTCGCGTCGGCATCGTCCGCAGTGGCCACCAAGCCGATGGTAGAAGCCGCCAGGACTTCGATGGGGCGTTCGGTATTTTCAAGGAAATACTGTTCCACGCCGTGCAGGTAATCTGCTGCCATATAAATTTGCTCCAATAAAAAAGCCCGCTTTAACACGGGCTTTAAAATCAACAATAAATCAACCTGAAATTAAAATTCAGGGGCGTCAGGCCAAACAACATCAAAAGGGCTGCTTACTCCTTCTGTCACTTTTTTAACTTCACTTACATATGCCTCAACCTTAGCCGCATCATCAATAGATAATTCTGAATCAACGGGAGTTCGAGCATAAGCCAAATTGATTAGCCGTTCTTGTTTAGCTCTTACCGCAGCCCATTCAAGCTTGATAAGAACAGCCTCAGTTGGTGCCACAAGTTCCATGATTACCGCCTATGCATAATTAACTAAAAACAACTGTTGGAGATAAAGATAGCTTTGTTTTTAAATCACCAAGATTGAACAAACGTCCGTTACCAACGCGCATTGTATCAACGCGAATCGTTGTGTAATAAATGCTTGGAATAAGCAGCCTTAACACCACATTACCATTGCTGTCTTTGTAAACATCTGGCGTCATATTTCCAAAAGCAGATTTATTTTGGATATCTCGCACAGGTGAATAACAATAACCGACAATGGTTTCATCAATGATTTTTGCGGTACCATAAGAGTACCCTTTCACGTTAAACCAAAACATTTCGTTATTAACGTTGACATTCAGTGGCACTTTAAAATGAATATAAACACTTTCAGATGTACCGAGATCAGTAACCTGAAAGCTCCCCTCACCTGAAACGCTAGCACCCTGGGCGCCTCCAGTTCCATAAATATGGCCTTGGAGAATATTCATTCTCATCGTGCCAAAGCCTGTAGGATTACCAATAACATCTTTAAGATTTCGCCACTCTTCAAATTGAGCAAGAGCGGCATCCATCTCTTTATCAATTTCACCAATTTTACCATTCACTGCCGAAGTGAGATTATTACTTGCCTGCACCAAGGCGGCGATTTGTGCTTCTAAGCTCATGCGTTAAGCTCCCGCTGTACCATTGATTCGATTGGCTGCATCGTTGAATGACTGCGCCAGTTGTGAAAAAGCGTCGCCGATCTCCCCTTCCAGAGCGGACAACCCTGCGGCCGTGGCAAAATGCGACGGTGCATTCCCACCAAACAGGGCGGCATCAGCCGCCTTTCCCCCTTTGGCCAAAAAGGCAGCATCAGCCTGCTGCTTGCTGTAAACGTCCGCCGCGTTGGCTTTCTTGCCCAGCTCGGCGGTCATGGTGGCCGCGAAGTTGGGGTCATTGCCCAGGGCGGTGGCGATCTCCTTGAGTGTGTCCAACGCCTCCGGGGCGGCACCGATCACCGCCTCGATGCGAGCGTCCACCTCTTGCGGGGTCAGGGTCTCGGTCTTGTTGGCCTTGTCTGCCAAGCCGGGAACCGTGACCATCAGCATCACATTGCCCGAGCCGTCAAACCCGACCGAACCGGTCGCCTCACCGCCCAGGGCAATGACTCGCGTGACCTTCAGGCGGGACGCCGTTGCCGCATTCGCGCCCAGCGTTTTCAGCGGGTCATCTAGTTGGGTCCGGGTATAAATCTCTGCCTTGTCTGCCTTGTTGCGTAACTTGCCATCAATCACCCCCATCACATTGTTGAGGGAGGCGATCAGCTCTTGAATCTTGACTGTCAGCCCCATTTATCTCCCCATAGCCGAGATCGCCCCGGCGTGATAGTTGAAGGCGTTTTTCATGTCAGAGACCAGCACGTCGAGATCAAACGCCGTCGCAGTAGCCACCGTGTCCGCCTGCTTGGCTGCTCGCTCGGCGTTGGCGGCCTGCTCTAACACATGCTCCGCCACCGTGCCGACCGGCCCCTGAAGGCCACCACTTATCACGGCGAAGCGTGGCCGAGGGTTAACCTCGATCACCGTCTCCCGGTCGCCCTGTGTCAGCCTGACAAGCTGGCGCTGAACGCGATCAACCACCACCGTGGTGACACTACTAATCACGGATCACCCCCTCGGCGATGGCCACAAATCCAGACATCAGGGAATAGGCATCCCCTGACGGGAAGTAAACCCTCAGCTCATGGGCTACCTTCCCCAGCGGGCGGGATGTCAACCCCTTGGTTTTGTCCGGGTGGACCGACACCAACACCCGACCGCTCGGGCCGTCCGGGATCTCGATGCCATCCCCTTGGGTTTGGCATTCAGCAAGCAGGGCACCGGACGCAATGTCGCGCATCTGGAAACGAGCGGTGCAGCCGGAAATATCAACGGGGACCATCTGGTCCCCGTCTTGTGTCTGCCACGTCACCCCAAACGCAAACGTCGTGCCGGCCGTCAGCTCCAAATCACTCGCAGCCATGCGGCCCCCTTAGTTCTTCTCCAGCTCCATCACACGGAACAACAGCCCAACATGGCGGGCCATGTTGTCCACCGCGGCCGCAGCGGTCGCTGTGTATTGCTCACCCCAGGCCGCCAACGAAAGATTGGCTCCGGTCCCCTCTACCGTCACGGATTGCGCCGGTAAGGCTTCCAGCACCAAATCAAACCCCAACAGCAGCGGGACGGCATCGCCTTCCGACTTGTACGCCAGCGGGTTAACGTCCGACCAAACCGCCAACATGGTCCCATCCTCCAGGATGAAACCAATCTCGCGGACCCAGAAGGCGGGACCAGAATCAGCCACCGCGGTGACATGGATTTGATGATCGTTAATCCGAGCGCCATCAGCCACCGGCACCCGCAATCGCTCCTTGGTCAGGGAGATTTCATTCTTGCTCGGGGTGCGGCCGTGCTCCCCCAGGGCAATGTGGGTGATCTTGGCGGCCAAGCCGGTATTGTCAGCATTGAACGCCGCCGCCAAGCCTTTCGTGGTAATAACAGGAACCAACGCCGTCACGTTTTCGTCTCCATTCGTAGATTGATAACAGCCCAAGCACGACACACACCGGCCACCATGACCGACACATGGCGCGGCTGGGCATCGAGCCGGGCAGACACAGAGACCCGCGACACGGCCGCCGAACGACCAGCCAAGGCCACCCCAAACGACGACACGCAAGCCAGCGGGGGCTGGGTCGCCACAGCCTCACGCCGAGACAGCGCCCCCATTCCGGTGATGGCAGACGCAGCGCCCAAGGGGGTGGGCCCAAACTTCACCCCCACTTTGAATGTGAAGTGTGAACGGGTATTTTTGGCATTGGTCACAACCAGCCGGATCTGGTCATACAGCGCCTGATTGAGAAACCCCATTTCACCGGGGGTTAGGTTTTCATTTGCCCAGGCGATCAACTCGAAGGTGCCGCGGCGAGCCTTGGGCACCGCCTCGAACCACTCGATAATGTCCGCCTGAACGCCCAGATCCCGCAGCGCCAATTCAACCGCTGGGCGAGTGCCCTTAATGCGATGCACCGCCAGCGAGTTGGCCACCACCCGGCGCTTAACCTTCTCCGGCCAGTCAGTGCGCCACATGTCCACCGACAGGGCCCACGCCAGATAGGGCAGCACCTCAGCCGGGCATTGCCAGGGGTCCCACAACACAGCAATCGGGATCTCCACCTGCTCGATGCGCGACAACGCCACATCAAGATCCCGCTCCAGGTCGGAGAGGTTGCCGGGCAGAATCGTCCCGCTCATACATAGCCCCCGATGGTCACGATCAGCTCTTCACAATAGGGGGCTTGGCTTTCGAGACAGTAAACATCCTGCCACCCATCAAGATGGACCTCTTCCACCCCCTCCACGGTCATGACCGCATGAAGACCGGACTCCACCACGCGCCCCTTGAGGGTGCGCTTTAGCTCCACATAAGCGGCGGCCGCTTTTTCAGCAGCCTGCCGGGCCAACTCAGGATCAGGGCCTAACTTCAGCATCAGGCGAGCATTGACCCGATACGGGATCACCTCCGCAGGCTTTACCGTCAACTGATCTGTGAAGGGGCGGCGGGGCCACAAATACAGCTCAACCCGTTTTAACAGGGCCGCCGATGGCACCCCCGACCCCTCATAGCTCAGGATATAAAGGTCCACCTCGACGGGTTCGGGCGAGTGTGGCCACGCCGCCTTAACCATCGGGTCCGCGCTCATGGCATGGAAGATATAAGCCCCATCAGGACCCGCCACGGACAACCCTTCCGGCGAGCGTTGCAGGCGAGCGCGATAATCGTCATCCCGCTCCCCATCCAATCGCAACACCGGGGAGCCGTCGGGGTGCTTGTAGTAGGTCGCCCCCAGGTGGTCCAGTTGTGGGCCCTTGGCAAACGCCAGCATGACCCCGCGGGCTTGCTCGTTCGCATCTTGGCGAAGTAACAGCTCCCGATATGCCCCCGCCAACACAACCCGAAACGCCGGATCCGCCGGGTGGGCGTTCTCCAGATTGGCCGCCTTGGCAACCGCCTGAACAATCTCTTCGTGGGATAGCTGCTTGACCACATCAAGCGGTGGCAACAGCGCCAGATTAATACCTTCCATCTATCACCATCCCGTCAATCGTGATCGGTTCGCCATTGACCAGTAGATAACCGCTCAAACTGATCTCAATGTGTGCGGCCGCCAAGCGCCGAACCCGCATTTCAGACAGACGAAAATCATCTAGCCCGTTGGCCGGGTTATTGATGGCTTCAGCTAACCGGACATAACAATCCATGTGGAACGAGGCGTTCACGTTCCGGTCCACCATTTCAAAAATGCGGGAGCCAAAATCACGCCGTAGCACCAGGGAACCGATGGGGGTATTAATGACATCGGCGAGACGCTGGCGCAGATAGGGCAGCCCGTTGATCACCTTGCCGGTGTCCCTGTCCATGCCACTTTTCATCACTTCACCTTGCCGCCATCCACTTCGGCGGCCTCTTGGATATGCTTCACTATGCCCCGGCCGATGGCCTGCCACATGGCATCACCGGCCGTTTTGTCGTCAGTCGGTTTGAATCCTGCCGCCTGCAACTGGGCCACAATCTCCGCCGCCATCTTTTCGCCGTTGAGCATGTCATCCCCCAGAAAACAAAACCGCCCGGATGGGCGGCTTGCGTTAATTCGTTAAATCTTTATTACTTGCCCGCGCAAACCGTGGACGAGCAATCGGCGTGAGGGACCCCCAGCACCAGACACTTATGGGCACCGGTAACAACCCCTTTTCCCCCGTTGAGGCGGATGTTCGCCGCGTCAACGGTCGCGTCCCCCTCCGCGGTCACGGCCGCATTACCGGATACACTCACGGCCGCATCCCCGACCACATCGAGGCGCAACTTCTCATCCGTGCGCTGGTACTCGATCACGGTCCCGTTACCGAAATTGATATGGAACAGATCCGGGTCAGTGGATGGCGGCGGAAACCCGTCGTGATAACTACCGGGCAACACCTCGCCTTGGCTCAGGTCGCCATCACTGATCACAGTGGCACCCTCGCCAATCTCTGGCACCCACCACACCACCGCTTTCCCGGTGCGCGGCGGCTTCCAGGTCAGCCAGCCAGTCAGCAGGCCATCACCGTACTTAACCCGCACCAATGCCTTGTCAGGGTCCACGGCCGCGATAACGCCACGGACCACCATTTGGGACAAGCGCCGCTCCAGCTCTTCAACGCGCTGGAGTAAATCAGAAGACCGCTCACCCATCACCGCCCCCTATCACCACATCATGGGGAAGAAAGTCAGCCTCTTCCCACACCTCGCCGAGGTGCAAGGTTTGCTCCCAGCCAATCACCCAGCTTTCAAAGCCCTTTTCATCGGGATTGAACACTCCAGGGAACGCCGACAAGCCGGTCGGGCGTTCGGCGAACTCGCCTAACCCCCAGGTGTTGCCGTCGATCTCCTGCATCAGGCGGGCGGCGAAGTTGCGCACCTCCAACGCCACGTTGTCGGTTTTCACCGACAGGACACAGTGGGCGTAAAACTCCACCGTGAGCGGCGTTCGCCCGCCAGTTACCCGGCGGCCGGGCTTCATTTCCAGCGCCTCCAGGAGTACCGCGGGGGTTTTGATGGTGCCTTTGCGAGTGACGTCATAGGCGTCCACCGTCTTGACCATCGGCAACGCGGCCTTAATAGCCTTGACCATTGCCTCATGGATTGAGGTCAAATCCTCACTTCCGCTTTTGCTCATGGTTCACCGCATAATTCAGCTCTTGATCGATCAGCGTGGAAAACCGCTCAATCGCTCGTTTGTCATACCGCCGGAAAATTTCCCGGGCGACAGCCTCGATGTCGATGCCAACCCTCATCACTGGAAAGCGACCGCGGGCACTGGTATCCCCAGGGCCACCCAGTTCAAGGAAGCGACCGTTCCCCGCCCCTTTGTTGGCCCGCCGCCATTGCGGCAGAGACAGCCCCAGCGCCGCGGCCCGAGACTTTCGGATCCACGTACCGGGGCCATCGCCATACACGTCCTTATAGAACGCGCCGGGATACTTGCGGCGGCCGACAGATACCCCTTGCTGGGTTTGCCGTGGCCTGCCCGCCGCTTCCGCCGCCAGCGGGGCGACGCCCAACCACAGGATATGAACCTGATCGCTACCACTGCCGACCTCTGACACGGTCAGGCGATGCTTGAGCGCCTTTTGTGGAACACTCAAGGCTTGCGCCAACTCTCGCGCCACCCGGGTCTGAAGCCATCGGATGGTCTTCTTGATTGCCCGCCGCGATGCCAGCTCAAGCTGTTTCGGGGTGGCCTGGATCATGGCCGTCGCCCGGGTGATTTCCCGGGCAAAATTCATCTGGATACTAACGCCAGGTTGCGCCACTGCTCATCACCTCCGATTCCGTCAGATCCGCGATCTCCACGGACAGATAAATCAGGGTGGTGCCGCTGCCATCTTCGTGGTGTTCGGCCGGGAAATACTCCTTCCCCTTCACGATGATCCGCCACTCTTGCGACAGCCCCACCACATCATCAGACATGACCCGCAAGGTCGGGCGGCTGCTCTTGAACTCCAGACCACCGCCGCGCCCCTTGATCAGCCCTTCCCCTTCTGGATGGATGAATACCCCCTTGATCTCGGGCAGGGTCACACCCTGCTCCGTGACCATCACCGTGGGGATACCTAACCGCCGGATGATCCGGCGGTTAGCATTGGCGAAGGGGTCGCGCATTACGGCTTGACCTTCAGGCGGCGGACCGCCAACGGACTGGTGCAGACGTTGATCACGTTGGTCTGTGACTCGATGTCGATGCCCTTGCCCATGCGCTTCGGCTCGGCCTTGGAGTAGTAAGGCAGGCCGACGGTGTTCACGGTCTCGTTGTAGTTGGCCGGACAGAAGCGGGTGATAAACAGCCCCGGCTTGTCTTCCGGGAAATAGACCGCCTCGCCCGCCTTCAGGAACGGCTTGTCGGTGACTGTCTCGGACAGCTCTTCCCAGTAAGCGCCATCCCAGAACACGCCCGGGCGCACGTCATCGCGCAGGTTCGCACCGTCGTTGTAACGGTTGAACGCCTTTTCGAAGTCTTCGTTTTCCAACAGCTTGTTGAAAAACTCCGGGCTACACAGCACACGATAACGCTTGCCCTTGATGCCCTTCTGGTTCTTCTCGGAATCACGCTTCACGTCGAGCAACTGGGTGCGCACCGGCTTGGTAAAGTCGATGTTGTGATACTGGTCCTTTTCGCTGATACCGAAGCGGGCGTAAAGGTCCTCGATCACATTGCCGTTGGCACCGACGATTTTCCCGAACAGGGCACCTATGCGGAAAAACTCGATGGTCGCATCCAGGCTCAGGCGGTGATCTTCGTGCTTCTCTTCGATCAGGCGGTCCAGGTGCTCCAGCTCATCATCAGACCCGAAGGCGCGCACATTCTGCACCTGATCGGCCATGATGGACGCCTCCAGCGGGAGGTGGATCGCGTTGAAGGTGAACAGTTGGCGATCTCGGTCATCCAGATGGGTTCCGTCCGCGCCGCGTTGCTTCTCCGGCACCAGGATGATCTGGCCATCCTTGTATTCAATCTGGACAAAGGTGGTCGCAATGCCGCGCTCTTCGAAGATCCCCAGCTCGGCGAGGCGGGTCTTCGGCACAGTCACATTGTTGATGGACGCGGTGAGGCTTTTCACCGTGAACTTGTCGGATTCGATAGCTTGTTGCAGTTCCATGAAATGGGTCTCTTGCTAGTGATAAGGCCGCATTAATAGCGGGCGATGATGTTGCGGGCGGCCAACTGGCGCAGGGCGGCGGCCTTCTGTTCCGGGGTGATGTCACTCGGCCAGACCAGCGCCTTTTCACGGACCGATGTCAGGCGGGCATGAACAACCCCCGGACGGTCCAGCGCACTGGCGTCCACATCACCCAGCACCACGGCGACCGCCTCTTGGGCGTCGGCCGCATCGGCGGCAAGGTTCAGCTTGGTGTGATGGCCGTTGTCGAGTTGCCCCACCACTTCACCATCAACAAAAACGCCACCGGTCAGGGTGGCGTCATCACGGGACAGCCCATCGACCTCGGCGAGGACGTGGGAGCCGTAGCGTTTGAATTGCGTCATCTTGTAAAACCCCTTGTGATAGGCTCCGCCGCTTAACGGCGATTCTTGTAAATGTCTTTCGCGTTCAGCTCGGGGCCCTTCTGCTCCGCACTTTCACGAATAACACGGCTACCGTTGCCACTCTCATCCGCCGAGGCTTGGGCTTCATGGATGGCCTGACCCACCATTTTGATCGGGTCGTTGATGCAAGCCAGCAAGCTATCAAAGCTCGCAGAGAGGCCCGCGGCCGACAGCGTATCCTTGAGCGCCTTCGCTTGCGTGATGCGCTCATCGGCTGACGCCTTGGTCAAGCCGTCGGTCAGCAGGGAAGCAGACAGCGCCGGGATACCGGCATCAGCACACGCCTTGGCAATCTCTGCCGCATGGTCCAACGCCAGCGCGGGCACCTGCTCGGCCTTGATGGCCTCGATCACATCCGGGCGCTCGGCGGTAATGGCGGCGATCACGTCGGCCGCCATTGCGCCCGCACCGACACCCGGCAAGCCAAGCACCAGCACCTGACCCGTTTCACCGGCCGCGCCGGTCTTGTTCTCTTTACTCATTGTGTTTCGCTTCCCCTGTTTCAGTTCACTGATCACGCCTTCCAGGCTGCCGAGCCGGTGGGCCATGCCCACGTCCACCGCCCGCTGGCCAATCAACACGCCACCTTTACCGAAGTCGTTCAGGACCATTTCCCGAGACACCCCCATATTGCGGGCCACTCGGTCGATAAAGATGTCCGCCAAGTTGTCCAGTTCGCTCTGGTATGCCTTGCGGCCCTCTTCGCTGGCCGGATCCAACCGCTTGTTGGGCGATTGGCTGGAGACGATTTCCAACACCTCGGTTTGGTCGGTGTCGCTTTTCTTGCGAGTGCGGAACGTCATCACCGTCCCGATGGAGCCGAGGCGGGCCGTGGCATCGATCACCACCTCATCCGCCGCCGTGGCCACCCAGAACGCCGCCGAACACCCCGCACCGCCGATATACGCGACGACGGGTTTCCGGCCGCGGGCCTGATAGATCATTTCCGCCAGCTCATGGATACCGTCAGCCTCACCGCCGGGCGAGTTGATATACAGCACCACGGACCGCACCGCCGGGTTATCCATCGCGGCGTTGAAGTCCTTGGCCAACATCTGGGTGGACGTCCCGCCACAAATGGCGTGGAACATGGTGGCGTAACGGCTGATCACGCCATTGACATGCACCAGGGCGACGCCGCCTTCTCTGATCTCCATACCCGGGCTGACCGCCCGGCCCTCTTTCCCCTCCAGGGCAACCGGCCCCAGATGGTCAGCCAGCCCGGGCAGCGTGGACAAATCCAGATCGGCAAGGTCTCGGGCCGCCAAGCCGCCCATCACCTCCAACATGGCCTGATCCAGTGCCCAGGCTTTGGACATCAGGAAATTAAGGGCTAAGTGCTGTTTCATTCTTCACTGTCCCCGCTCTTCTCTGCCTCATCCTGACGAAACAGCCCGGCGAGATTGCCGGGCTGCTTGACGCCTTCTTCGTTGCAAATTTCCTCCCATCGCTTGAGGGCCTTCGCGTTACGCCTCATGTTGTCCTCAAGGTCGCGGCCATACTCGGCGGCCTCGGCCTCGGCGTTGGAAATGTTGTTGCTCACCGCCTTGTTACGGGCGTTGATGTCCTGCTCTGGCTGCAAGTGCTTCCAGGCATCTGGACGAATGTCGAGCGCCAGATAAGGCCACGGATTGGAGCCAAAGCCCGGGGCTTTCAGCCGACCAATCAGGACCGCATCTTCAATCACCCAACGCCAGATAGTGAACGCCACCTGAAAGCCGGAAAGGTTCGTTTGATCGAACGTAATCCCGCGACGGTACTCGTTCAAAAATGCCCGGACCAGACGGTCATTGAGGCCGTCCCAATCGCCGGTCAAAAGGGGATAAGGGATCTCCAGTCCGGCCGCTTCTTGCAACGCCTGCCAGCGCACGAAATCCTTGTACCCCTGCCCCGTGTCATCCCCGTCAAAGAGATCCAGCTTTTCACCAGGAACGCCGCGCAGCATGGTCCCGGCAAACACACGCTCCACCTCTTCGGCGGGCTTCGAGTCATCAAACAACGGCTTCCCCGTGGCGGGGTCGAAGTCCCAGTCGTCGCCAAACTGCTCGCGGTACAGGAAGCCCGTGAAGGCGCTCCGCTCCTTTTTGCGGATCAGTTCGGCGTCGTCGTACTCCTGAAACGTCCGGTCCTTTAACAGCGCCGCGGCCGTTTCCGGTTCAGCGCGAACCTGACCGGGTCGGGTCGGGTGATAGTGATGGATCACGTCACGGGCCGGGACCCGCTCCAGGTCGGACAGGTTGACGGTCTCGATCCCATCTTCCGGGTGCGCCCGATAGAACCAGTACGCGACCTTCAGTTTTCCGTCGAACTCTATCCCCTGCACAATCCGGCGGGTGGCACTGATCCGGCGGTTGAGATCCAGGGGGCACAAATCGGCCTCCATGATCTCCACCTGTGTCGGCACCTGTAGCCCCGAGGAAAGCCGCCGACGCAACCGGCGAATGAAACACTCGCCCGACATGCGGCGGGCTTTCACTGCCACATTGACCAGCGCCCCGAAATTCATGTCCCCCCAGGGGTCCAGCTCCAGCGATACAATCCGCCACAGCTCGTTAAGCTCCCGGCGAAAGGCGTCATCCTGACACGTGCTGATCAGGGTAAAGCCCTTGCCGACTTCGTTGGTGGTGTTCTTGTTGATGGCCGACCGCAACAACAGACTGTTGCGGTAGCCTGCCCGGGCGCGGTTGCGCAGTTGACGGCCAGAAACAGCAAGGGCCCGATTCGGGCCCATGCTGGGAGCATTCCAACCAATCGAGCGCGGGGCCCGTGTCGCCCCCTCATAGGGCTGGGATGCCTGAATCGGCCGCCCATCCAGTCCAATGATCACGCTCACCGGATCCCCCTATCCACACAGGTCCGAACACCCGCCAACGGGCTGGAGCGGGCCCCAGCTCGCCGAGCCATCAGGCGGACAATATGTCGTTTCGCCTTCATCAGGTCATCTATGGATCGGTATTGCACCTCTCGGCCGTCGATCCTGACCGTCAATTCACCGCTTGCGATGGCCTCATCAAGCGCGTTTACATCATCTTGAGTAAATGCCACTGCTCACCTCACACACTGGACCGCCGACGGCGGCGGGTCGGTAATCGCTGCTGCTGTCCATCACTGGACAACAGCTCGCCGTTTTCATCAATCGGACGCGCCCACGGCGGGGCGTTGTCCCAATCGACAATCTTGTCGGCCTTGATGTCGTAAATACAGGCCCAGCCATACACGAACAGATCGAAGGTTTCGTTCCTTGCCCCCTTGCTCACCTTGTCCCACTTGCCATCAGCGTCCCGCACCTCGGCGGTCAGCTCATCGAAGAAGGCTTCCGGGAGCCAGTTAGGGAAATGCACATAGCGCCACCCGGGCGTGTCACGCTCAAGGGCATTGCTGACCGTATCTTTGACCCGGTTCGTGTTGATAAAGAGCACCGGCACATCCCCCAGAGCGTTGGCCTTGCGGTCCTTGCGCTGGGTGTTGTCTGGATAACGCACCTCCACCAGGGGGCCAGATGGCCGCCCCTTCACCAGCATGAAGCGCCGGGCCAGCCCGACCGACTTCAGCTTGCGATAATAGGAATAGGCGTTATCCGTGACCCCGTCTTCGCCGCCGCTATCGCACATCGTGCGATAGATAGGCATCATCCGGCCCGAGTCATCATCTATCGGGTATGTCCGCTCGATCACCTTTTCGGTGATCAGGTCCCAGTCCTCCAGGTGAGTGGCAGGGTTAACCCGGACAAAAGCGTCCGGCTTGTCCTCCTGCACCCGCTTTGATTTCTGGATGGCGAAGCGGTCAATCACCACGCATTCCAGATCAACGCCCCACCCCAGCACCATCACATCAAAGCGGGCCTTTTTGGCCCCGCCCTGCACATCGACTTGCGCCGTCATGAAACGCACCCACGGCGGCACCACCCGAACCCCCAGATCGGCGCGGCGCTCCATCAGCGCGTTGCCGTCGCGGTCCTGCTCCCGAGGCGGCGTGAATGGCCGCCCCTGATCGGTGTTCACCGTGGCCTGAAGGTCTTCCGTGTTGCCGGTCTTTTCATACTCACGCAACGCGGCCAACCACTTATAAACAAGCTGGTTCCACGTCTGAAAGGCAGCCGTCGGCCCCTTCTGCCAAAACGAGGCGACACGGGTTTCCCGCGGCGTCCCCAGCAATCGGCCATCCTGATCCAGGGCGCAGCCTTGCGGCACCCAGCGGCCGCCGCTATTCAGCGCCAGCTTGAGGGCCACATTCCCCGCCAGGGGCTGATCTTCGCGCAGCTCCACCCCACAATGGGGGCACGGCATCACCACATCTTTCGAGGCGGTGGCCGGATCAGGCTGGTCCCTGTCCCACAGCAACAACGGGAAATCAGGCTCGAACCAGTCACCACAGTCCGGGCATTGCCACATAAACAAGCGGCGGTCGCCCTGATTGTAAAGGGACAGAATGCCGCGGGTCGGCGGCGCTTCATGCGGGCTCGGCACCCGATACGCAGGATCGGTAATCAAAAAGCCGGGGCTTGATTCAACCAGCACCATCCCCGACGACATAAACGTCTGGGTCCGTTTCCCCGCCAGAATGAACGCCGAGCCCTCGCCGTCGATGTCTTGCGGCATCCGGTCGTAATCCGTCAGCGCCACCCGTTTCCAGTCCGAACTGGCGAAGATGTTTTTCGATGGCCACCCAATTTTCAGGAAGTTGCCAGAGCGAAACACCTTGTCGTGGACGTTGTTATCGTGGGCCCGCGGCGACATGGCCGAGCGCACTTCCGGGCTTGCGTAGAACTCCCGGGAAAGGCGCTTTTTGCTGTGCTCGGCGGCCTTGTCCTGGCTGATCTGCACCAACAGAAAATCGGCCGGGTCGTTGACGATGGTGTCACACACCCACCCATCAACGAGGGAAACCGTCTTCGCCGTTCGGGCAGGGCCGACAAACACCACGGCGTCATATAACCGGGACTTGAGGCAGTCCATCGGCTCGTGCATGTACGGCACCAAGTCACCATCCCAAGGCACCATCGACCCGCTTTGTTCCACATACAGCAGACGGCGGGCGCTTTGGGATACCGGCTCACGATTGGGCGGGCGGACAATGGTGATCACATCACGCCGGACACGGCCCGGCTTGGCGTAATTAGCCATTGTCGTCCACCTCTAATAACTCGCTATACAGTTGATTCCTGAACTCGTCCGCGGCCCTTTCCAGCTCTTCAAGCTGGGGCGCGCTGAACGTCCGGCGGCGCTCCATTCGGTCCGGCAAGGACTCGAAGAACGACACCACTTTTTTCAATACCCGCGACAAGTCGTCGCGGTACTCGCCAACCGGGATCAGGTCCCCGATCTCGCGCTGAAACTTGAGCCGCTCATTCTCGGACTGATACCACTCCTTCCGATCTTTCGGGGGCATCTTGTCCGGTTGATGGCTGGCGGCGGTTTGCTCGCCTCCACCCTGAAACAGAGCCGGGCCAACATCGGCCAGCAGGTACACCGGGGCATTTCCCCGGGTGCCCTTGGGCTGAACGCCTGCTTCACGCAGGCGCTTTCGTACTGTGTCGCGGCTCATCCCGAACGCTTCAGCGATCCGGGTGATATTCCAGGCGTAGGCGTCGCCGATATGGGTCACGTCTGCCATGTTGACCGCTCCACCCTGACACTCACAAAAAGGCGGCCTCTGGAAAAGTTGCTATTGCCCGAAGGCTGGCACTGTGTGCATGGCGCTAACTGTGATTCCAGAGGCCAAAACCTGAAACGCTCCTTAGCGGGGTGCGGTTGCACACTCGCGCAGGTCGTGGATGTAGTTCACCAGCTCGCCCAGCGCCTCACCGGACAAGCAAGCCCCGCCGTCACTGCTTTGGCTCCACTGGAGCCTTGGCGGTGTCGGATCGCACAGCGGGCGAAGAGTCGGCGGCGGGGTGCTCTGACATGCTGTCAGGCTGACCGAACAGATCAGCAAAAGCGCGGGCCGGGTCATCTGCCACCGCGGCCCGGCGCTCTTCACGCCGCAATTGCTTGCGCTCTTGGTCATATCGATCCCACCGCGCCAACAGGCGCTTAAAGAGTTCGGCGAAGCTGCTCAGGGTCGTTAGCCATCCCATTCGCGGATCTCCGGTAGTTCCCCGCCAGCACCTTGAGCAAGCGGATCGCCCAAGCGGGCAACCGCGCCACCCATTGCGGCGGCACCCAGGCCATGACTTGGGTCAGCACCCACGCCACTAGGCCGATAATGGCCACCCATTTGGCGGCCGCCTCGCCGCCGACGAACACCGCCAGCAGGCCAAACAGATCGAAATCAGGCGGCGGCATTGCTGCCGCATCCGTCGCATGGGCAGGCACCGACAGCGCCAGCACCCCGCACACCATCGCCCAGCACATCACAAGTTTTCGCATTGCCATTCGCATTGTCTCCCGTTGAGGTAAGCGTGAGCGTCAGGCGACACGTCATTTCCCAGCGCCTGACGCGACTGACGGGCAGCCGATACCAACACGGCACCGGACCCGAAGAACGCATCGGCCACCACCTCGCCGGGCTGGCTGCTTTGCTGGATCAGAATGTCGAAGAGTTCGACCGGCTTTTCGGTCGGATAGCCGCCACGGATACGCTTGACCGGGATCAGGTCTGGCATGTCGGACGGGTCAACACTCTCCACCTCTTTCACCTTCAGCACATCCGGGATCCCGAGGTGGTTCAGCTTGCGCTTGCCCTTCTCGAAAAACAGGATGAACTCGCACTTTGCCCGGTAGTGGTAGCCCATGCCGATGGCGCACTTGTCCCACACCACCGGTTTCCAGAACGTGAACCCGGCGGCCTCGGCCAGCGGCTTAACGTGAAACATCGTTTCCTGATCGCACATCAGGTAAAAATGGCGGTTCTTTTTGAGTACCCGGAACACCTCCGCGAAAAACTCGGGGAAGCGGTCGTTCGGGAAAATGCTGAACCACCGGTTACTGGATCCCTTGCTTTCCTTGAGCCGGGTCGTGGTGCCGCGGGCGCGGTGTTTCTCCAGCGACTCGTAAGGCGGATCCGTAATCATCAGATCGATACTGTTATCCGGCAGGCTTTTCAGCCACGCCACCGCGTCCATTTGCGCAAGCTGCATTCCGTGACCTCTGCAAAAAAAGAGGGAGGCCGAAGCCTCCCAAACGCTCTTACTACCGAAACAGATCGGCGGGGTAGTTGCGGACGAAGTCCGCTTCCGTGCCCGCCCCTTGGGCCGTGTTGTAGTGGCGCTTCCAGTACCGCGCCAACCCATCCACATCCCCCGCCGCGGGTAACGACTCTTTCACCCGCAGGTAATGCACCCGGCACATGGCCACGGCATACGGCAGATTGCCGATCAACTCACAGTCAGGAGGGACGCCCTTGGCGGCCAGCGTCTGGCGAGCCTCTCCGGACATGATGCCAACCAGCAGGACCTTGAGGTCCTTACGATAGGCGATGTAGTTCAACCAGATGTCGCGGTGGGTAGCTGGTTCCATCTGGGCGATGCCCAGCGCCGGGCCCTGCCCCAACTGCTTCAAATATTCCGCGTGGGACTCTTGGGTGATGGTGCCCATCACCAACTGTTCCGCCGCCACGCTGTGCAACCCGAGCCCCTTCAGGGTCGGACGCACCACCAATTCGAGAAGATGTTTTTTATTCACGCTTGCCCCCTAAATCGCCTTTTCGCTTGCCTCGGATGTCCTTCCAGATGTCCCAGCCGAACCGCGCCAACACGACAAGGAAACCGCCCACCGTTGTGATGTCGGCCACCGTGATCTGGATGTGCGGCAACTGCACCGGGTACTGAAGAAGGCTGACCGTTCCGGCCACATCACTGGTGGCCGCTTGTACTTTTTCGCTCAGACTGCTAAGGCCCACACCGGTCCCCCCGACGTAAGCGATGACGCGCCCGGTGTCCCATTGCCACATCAATCGACCGCCCTTTTTCAGATACAAAAAAACCCGGCAAGAGCCGGGTTTAGGTTGAAAGCGTGGCGCTACAAGCACACCAACACCACGTTATGGCGAAGCCTATCGCAAAGTGCCAACGAAGATCAACACATTTTGTGTAAACAAGCACGATAGGTGTAAAACCGATTTACTGAAAAACCGTTTTTTATTCGGTGTGACCGGTCACATTTAGCCGCAGGTCAAGGGCTCGGCGGGTATGGAAGCAATCGCTATCCCCTTTAAATAGTCCCCCACACCCTTCCGGCAACGCCGACCCACACTTCCGGCACGACCCCAACTTGGCGATCTGCCGCTCCAGGCGGGCGCGGTCTTCCCGGATCAAGGTGTCGATATACTCATCCACGCTATAGGGCCCCCGTATCCCGCCCCGCACATGCCGGGCCTCATCCAGTTGGCGCTGGACGGTCGGGGACAACCGAACCTCGATCACCTTTATTCCGAGCTGGCGCATTCTCTCCCGGGAGCGCCGCTTACGCTCCCCCGCGGGGACCGACGACCGCTTTCCCCCGCTCACTGCTCGCCCTCCTGTGTCTCCCCCTCGGCTGCATCCGGGGCGGCCAGCAGGTACACCACCTTCACCGGGGACGGCAACTTGGCCGCCGCCAGCGATACCCCGCAGTAAAAGCCGACCCCAACCAGCACCGACAGCGCGAACAGGGCCCACACTCGCCCCAGCGAACGCAGCACCCCCAGGGCACCAAGCGCCGCCACCTTGCCCAACTCCAACCACATCCCGCGGCGGTCGCCTTTGCGCCACGCATCCCGAACGGTTTCCATCATCATCACCTTACCCCCGCATTACCCATCACAATCCCGGCCAGCGACTCACGAAAGAGCGCGGGC